TTGAGCAGTCCATGTTAGGTTACCAGTACCATCTGTTTGTAATACGTAACCGTTTAAGCCGCCTAAGATTTGAATATTTGCAATATTACCTAGAGCTAGAATATTGCCGTTCCAAGTTACTCCAGGTATACCTGCAAATTGACCATTTGCATTGTATTGTAGTTGAGTGTTACTACCACCTGCTCCGGTCGCAAAAGGAAATCCATTTGCATAGTAATAGCTATTGGCATAGATAACGTTTGCGGCTACATTACCACTAAGACTATTTACGTTTGTTACAACATTACCGTTGGCATCTATGACTTCGATTGGTGGGATACCAACTGAAAACCCGGAGATTGAATTGAATAGTTCTGCGGCCATTTATGAATCCATTATATGATTAAGTATTTATCAAACTATGAAAATATAAATTGTGGAATAAAGAACCATGGAGAGCTTTTTTATAAATACTACATGTTAACATCAATACAACCACGGCCTGTGTGCGTTAAATGCAGTTTTGCATTAGCAAAACCCAACGGAAAGAGTAAACTTGGATTTCAAAAATGGCACAGATATTGTGTTGACTGTGCTAAGATAGTTTATAGTGATAAACATAAACATCTAGCAAATAAAAAACTAAGCTGTGATAAATGTAAATTTGTACCTGAAGATAGATGTCAATTAGACCTAGTGTACAAAGATGGAAATAAAAAGAATAAAGCTATAAAAAATCTCATGACGCTGTGTGCCAACTGCAATAGACTTTATCAAAAGAAAAACAAGAGAAGCAAAAAATCAATATTAAAAGTAGTAACAGTTGATGCTGATATTAGAATATCATAAATTTCTTATCTTAGCTAGTTTTAATGATTCAAATAATTTCAACCACATATAACCTATATCAAACTCGAACCAACGTCTGCTCATCTTTACACTTGCAGGATTTATGTGATGATTATTATGTAATTCTTCGCCACCTATGATAATACCCCATGGTACTATGTTTGTTGACTTGTCTCTTGTTTCACCATTTTTGTAACCAAACCAATGACCAATTCCATTGATAACTCCGGCTGCCCAGAATGGTATCCATATCATTTGTATAGCCCAAACTAATAGTCCCCAATAACCAAATAATAATACATTGATTAAAAGCATAATTAATATACCGTAAAAATTGTACCTGCTATACACTCTGCGCTCTATCCAATCATCAGGTGTACCTTTACCATACTGTATCATCGTAGACGCATTGCGACCTTCACGTACATAATACATAACACCTCTTAAAAAGATATTCCAGATACCAAATACATGCGGACTATGAGGATCACCTTCTACATCACTGAATCTATGATGCTTTCTGTGTATTGCAACCCATTGCCTAGTAATCATACCTGTTGTTATCCATAACCAAAAACGCATGAAGTGACCTAGTATGGGATGAAATTCTATACCCTTGTGTGCTTGCCCTCTGTGTAGAAACAGGGTAACACATATTATAGTAATGTGTGTAACTATTAACGTATATAAAATTATTGTCATAGAGTATTTAACAGATACCCAACAAAAAAGGCTCCGAAGAGCCTTTTGAGTAAACTTCCCATCCCGAGGGTAAAAAGTTTGATTCCGTTTTTATTGGAATGTTAGATTTTGAACAGCAATCTCACCAACGTAGTCAGCCGCGTTACCGAATGATGACGCAGTGTTTGTTAATTCGATGTAACCATAACGAGTCATAAATGACACTACTGGTTCGAATGTTGATGGATCCAATACAACACCAGAACTCATCAATGGAATGTATGGGCAATAGAAAGCTGCCGCATCAGTCTCTGATGAACCTTTGTAACCAACCAATACAGGTTGTGTATCTGGAGCATAGCTGTTTACGAATACACGCATAGCACCGTTCAATGTACCAACAAACTTAGTGTTTGTAGGTGCTTCGAATGTACCTTCTGTTGTACGAGCAAAAGCTGATGTTGTTGCAGACTGTAATACAGTCAATGAAGCTGGAGATACAACTGCCCAGTTACCAGCACCACGACGTGTGCGTTGTGCAATCAAGTTAGCAACACGGTTGATAAGAACAGCTAAGGCAGCGTGTTCGTCACCAACGTAAGTAGCTGTACCTGATACAGTAGCTTGGTTGTATGTATACTCTGTTGTAGCTAATGTAGCTAATGACAATAGAATCTCTTGGTCAATTTCAGCAGTAATTTCTTGTGCTAAAGCTGCCATGATTTCTGCTTCTACGTCAATACCATGTTGAGACTGAGCATCTTGTGCTGCCTCAAATGTCCAACGTGCTTGCAACTTACGTGATTTAGCTTCAACAGCTTGACGTAAGATTTGTACGCTGATTTGCTTACCACCGTTGCCTTCTAAGGCAGCTGTGTCGTTAGCAGTATAGTAGTTTGCAGTGTCAGTACCATATGGAGTACGTGAATATGCCTGAGCAATCAAGAATGGGCTTAACGCTTCTTGACCAGCTGTTACGCTAGTTTGAGCCGCGCTATTGTCAGTCAAGTTGTTTGCATAACGCACACGTAATGTGTGAATCTGACCTACTGGACCTGTCATTGGCTGAACGCCTACCAACTCGTTAGCGATAACTGTTGGCATTACACGACGGATAACTGGAAGAATCACACGGTTTAATGTAGCGATGTTACCAGATGTTGTTGTACCTGCTGATGATTCAGCTAACAACTGTTTTTTAGTGTTTTCTAAAATAACACTCATTGTTGAGCGGCGAGTGCCTTTTAAGCCTTCTAACAGAGCTTCTTTGGTCTCGTCCCAACGGCTTTCTAATAGAACTTTTGACATTATATATTCTCCTAATCTATGTCTTTTTTTAAAGCCCTGCCAGACGCTTGATATCGATAACGTTGTCACGTTGGTCCATATCAACTTCTTGTTTCTTGGCAGATTTATCACCAGTTACTTCTTTAATACTTTCGCTTAAAACAGACTTGTTAGTCTTATTTGTTGCGCCAGAATTTAGAACTGCCGGTAGATACTTGTCGAAAGTGGCTTGCAATTTTGGTGTCTGCACACTTTCTAGTAAGTCCTTCATTACCGATGCCTTCTCTGCGTTTAACGGTGATAATAAATCACTCATTAATTTTTCACGCTGATTAGACTCTTTGATAATGCGAACTTCACGTTCTTTTGTTTCAACTAATTTCTTAGTTTGATTAATTGTATTGATAGATTCAGCTAGTTGTTGGTCTTTTAATTGTAGTGCATTTAATAACTTGCGTGTTTCCGCTTTGTCATTTAAGTGTGTTACTGAGAACTCACTTGCAAAACTTTCAAAAATACGACGGCCAAAGTTGTTTTCTTTTGCAACTTTGATGTCTTCCTTCAACTGACCCAATTCGCCTTTTAGATGTTTAGTTACGACTGTATTCAATCTTCCAGCACTTTCAGCAACAAATTTTGCTTTTAGTTTTTCTAATTGTTTACGTCCTTCAGCAACTAACTTAACTTTAGCTTCAACTACTGCTTTTTTATCTTGTGAGAATTCTTTGATTTCACGTGCAAGAGCGTGAACGATAAACTGTTCTAACTTTTGCTGATTTTCCATTTGTAGTTTGCGCTCACCACGTAATTCTTTGATTTCTTCAGCTAGTTTAGTAACCATAAAATCATTGAATTTTGTAGCGTGTTCACGTAATTGCTGTTTAGCTTTTACGCGGTCTTCGTTCATTGCTTGTCTTTCAGTTTGAAATTCTGAAATTTCTTCTGATAAACTTTCTGTAACCATTTTATCTAGGGCTTCTACCATCACAATTCTGTCATGTTCATAACGTTGTGCGAATTCCTCACGGAGTTCCGAACGAACTTGTTCACGTGCCTCATTTAACTTAGATTCCCAGGCTTCGTTTAATTCACGGCCTACGTCTTCGTTAATAAGTCCACTTTCAAGTAATGGCTTGATAGCATCAAACATGCTTATTCCCCTTTGTTAATTTTAAGATCCTTGATGAGGCGCATTACTTCCTCTTTCAAGTATCTTTCTACTTTCTTGTTGCCTTGTGCGTCTTTTGCTATATCTAACAATTTATGACCATGCTTCATATTCATCATGCCTTCATAAATTGCTTTTGGATATGCATTGGGTGCGCTCGGTTGAGCAACAATGTCCACGGTGACTATTTCAAAGTCACTCACTTTGCCGTCCATGTCGTTTACGTTTCCACTACCACGACTTGATACGCCTAGTTTCACTCCACTCTCCAACATTGTAGCTACTAACTGCCCCATTGGAGTTGGTAAAATCTTTAATTTACCGAAACCATTAGCTCCGTCCATCCACATTTGAGTAATCATATGTGATACACGGTCTAAATTAATCTTTAAATCATCTGGATGATCCACTTCTCCAAGAACTGAATGTCCTTCAGAGATTTGTGTGTTTAGTGTCTGTACTGCGGCTTCGATTTCAGAAACAGGGTAAACACGCTCATTAGCGTTTTTTACCCCACCCTGAATGAATATCCCCTTCATGTAAAGGGACTTCTTGTTACCTTCACCTTCACTTAAGACCTCCATGCTAGCACGGTCGAAAGTTAAGTGTTCTTTGAGATACAAAGCCATGTTCTCAGATTCCTTATACTCTACGCTTAGTAGAAGTTTTACGTGACTCAGCTACTGGACTCTTAGTACCTGTTGCGCCGTCTTTAGTTACTGGTTTTGGTGTGCTTTCTAAGTCTGCATTGTTTTGTGCAGGAGCATTTTTCCAGTTTGTTGCATCTTTAACTTGTGTTTCGCCCTTTGAATAAATGTTACTTGGTTTCTTAGGACTTGTTGGGTTAGCTTCTGCGCTACCACTGAATTTTACTGGACGACTGTCCATTCCAGCTTGTCCGCTGTTTTGTAAACTTGTGCTTTTTGTATTTTGACCATTGTCACCATGAGTTACAGAAACTTTCTTTAATGTAATGGCTTCCATCATTGGATCTTCGTCCATTTCCATTTCGTCCATTTCCATTTCATTCATTTCTTCATCAGACATATCGTCATCAGCCATGTCATCATCGGACATGTCATCACCGTCTTCTGAATCATGGTCAGCCATAATTTCTTCAAATTCGGCCATCAACTCGTCTAACTTGTCTTCTAGGTCAGTTACACGGTCTTCTAATTCTTCATCTTCGTGTTCAGACTCATCGTCTGAATCAATGTCAACAATCTCATCATCACCGTCATCATCAAAGTCGATTTCTTCATCTTCAGCTTCTACCATACCTTCGTGTTCTGCTGAGATTTCATCCATCATTTGACCTACTTGACCGCCCATGCTGCCGTCTTCTTCCATTTCGTCATTCATTATTTCTTCATAGATTTCGCGGGATTTTTCAACAACGATATCATGAAATAATGCACGTGCTTGTTCTTCGTTCTCATTGATAATCAAATCAATAAGTTGTTCAAATTTTTTGTTGTCCATTTATATTCTCCTAAGTAATGGCTTTGTAGAATTATTTAGTGAGTAGTTGTAGAAACTACTCAATAAGCACGTATTTTTTACGTTTTTAGGAGAGATAATGGTTTTAGAGGGTAGGTTGAGCGGCTCCGGCTGCGGCTGCACCTGCCGCACCATATTGTTCTTGTACTTTTTTCATGTGCATTTGTTTTTCATAATTACGAACATCCATCATTTTTCGTAATTTTCTGATTTGACGTAAGGTTAGTTTTGTCTTACGGCTTTCTTTCCATTCAGGTCTACTGTTGTCGCTTGCAACATCTTGGTAGCCTTCAACGGCTTTATCGAACATTTCCATTAGTTTCATAGATAGTATTTATCTTAAACTGGTGTTCCTGTCGGTGGAGGTGTTCCTGCAGGTTGATTTCCTGCTTGCCCTCCTGCAACTGGCCCCGCAACATCAAGTCCACCTGCTTCGTCACCTTCAGGTGGAGGATTTTCAAGTTGGTCTGCTGTTTCTAAGTCGCTATCGATACTTCCAGCATTTATACCAATATTACGTAAATCTTCGCCCTGCGGTGTTTCAGCAACGTTTTTACCGTTTTCTTCACGCCACAACATTTCGTTTTTATTGATTTCGTCTTCAGTCAAGCCCAAGAAACGTTCCATTGCAAAACGCTTACTGATATATGGAAACGCTTCCATTGTACTGAATGTATTAACACGTGCTGTATCTAATTCACTCTGACGATAGCTTGCAAAGTTTTGTGGTGGATTAAATTCTAATGTGAATAATCCACTATCAATATTAAACCCTCTCCAACGTAAGAATAACTTGAATTCTTCATCCAACTTATCACTCATGTATCGTTGTAAACGTTCGCAGTATTGATTAAAACGAAACTCTTGAATCATAGCTGTACCAACACGACCATCATTTAATGGAGTAGTGTTATCGTCAGGACCAGTAGGTAAATAACTACTTGGTACACGTAGACCACGTGCCAATCTGTTGTTGAAATATTTCAAGTCATCGATTTCACCAAGATTCTGTCCACCTGGCAACACTTCAACACTACTACCTCGACCATCGGCAGTGACAGGGAAGAAGTAATCTTCATTCATACTTAATGGATTATATGTAGCATCTACTACAGATTGTCCACCATTAATTGAAGGAATACGTCTTTGATGAATCTCATTTTTGATACGTTCAACAAAAGCCATAGCTAAGTGACTTGGCATGTTACCAACATCAATCTTAAACATTCTACGCTCTGGCGCACGTTGCACACGGTAGATAAGAACTGCATCTTCTAGCAATTCTTTC